GCCAATCGGCCACAGCATCGACACATCACTGTTAATCGCGCAGATAATGCCGCTTTCGTCATAAGCCAGTTTTACGGTGTCCGGCGAAAACAATTTTTGCGCGGCGTACCAGTCAATACCGTTATCACCCTGAAGATAAATCACGTTCTCGCCGAGGAATAATTCTTCCGGCGTGTATCTCTTCAAATTCTTAATGTGTTGCATTTTACACCGTTCCAATTGTTGCCCATGTGCCGTTAATCAGCACCTGAACCGCTGAGTAAGCGCCCCAGATTGAGGGGTTGTAGTTTGAGCCGGACATACCCGTATAAACACAGCCCGACGGTAAATCGATGCGCCCGCCGGTATCCGCGATAACCGTGCGCCCGGCCATGCGCACGCCCTGCACCAGATTCTGATACGCCCAGTTCTGCGCATTGCTCTGCGCAGCCGAGATATTTTGATTAAGCCAGTTGCTGAGGTATCCGCCCCATGCTGACCCCTGTACGTTTCCGTCTGGGTGCCACGTTGTCCCGCTGGAAGTGGTGATCGCAGGCCAGTTACTGTCAATATGGAGGGCTTGCACACTGGCGGTGCCGGTTCTGACATCCACAGAGAACGGACGCAGGTTGTTGAATGTGCCGTACTGGTCGTTTTCTTTTGTCAGCAGCAGGTAAAGCCGGTTGCCGTCATTGCGCCAGAAGGAACCGAACCCACCGCCGACCATGCGATAATTATCAATGTGGGTCGATTGGATCTCCGCGCTGGTCTTTAGCGTCCCGGTTAGTTGCCCGCCAGTCTTCGCCAGATAGCGGCCATCTGCTTCGGTTTTATTCCACGCGTTAACGTCACCGGCCAACAAATTCACATCAGCGGACAGCGGCTTACCGTTCACCTTGATAGAGCGCAGTGCGTATTTTTGGACGGCCTGCGCGTCAGTCAGGGCGCCAACATCGGCCGCTGTTGGTTTGTAATCCGTCGTATAAACTCGCGCCCAGCGGAGCGAAGCCGCGCTGTCTTTTCGCATCGAGCGCAAGTAAAACGCCAAGTCGCCGGAGCCAACGGCAAACTGCACATTGCGGAACTCGTTCACTTTCCCGGTAAACAACACTCCCATGCCGTTCGGCACGGGATAGCCCTTGTTGGCAGTGGCAACCAGTGATTCAACTGTAAAGCCATTTTCGCGATTTAAGTCATCGTCAGCATTGGCGGTATTTTCGTTCGGGAACACAACACGCGGCAGCGTTAACGGGCCGCTCATTGTATCGCCGCCCTGTTTCACAAAACGGCCGTCGGCTTCGGTTTTGTTCCAGGCATTTACGTCACCCGCTACCAGGTTCACATCAGCGGACAATGGCTTACCGTTGACCTTTATGGAGCGCAGCGCGTACTTTTGCGCGGCCTGAGCATCCGTTAATGCGCCTACATCGGCAGCAGTCGGTTTAAACCGAGTGGTATACACCTGAAACCAGGTCACCCCATTGGCAGGAATAGTCGAGCGGCCAATAAAGGCATCAGCGTTACTTTGCACCGCTAGGTAGCCGCCCGACGGGCCGCCGTCGCACGGCAGACTCAAGACGCCATAAACCTGATTGCCCGGGGCGTTTTTGGAGGTGTTATTAACGCGGTAAATTTCGCCCTGATTACAGTAAGCATCATCACGATGCCTGGAACCTGAGCCCAGACCAAACGCGCCGACGGCCATCACGTTGCCACCTTCGACACCGACGTTTTTCGTCGCTGCGGTGCCCAGCGCAAGATTGCCGCGCGCCGCGGCCTTATCTGCCAGATCTGAGAGGTTGGCCGCTTTCTTGGCGCTAGCGTCGTTAACGTCTTTTACCGCTTTTGGGGTGGCGGCTTTGGTCTCGTCGTTGCTGGTTGTCGCGCTGCTCAGCTGTACCAGGCCCTTCGCTGTCGTGCTGGCGTCCGGGTGGTTGCGGGTCTTCTCGTGCGCCTTGATGGCATCGTCGACAAAATCGCGCGTTGCCAGCACAGTATCGCCGCCGGCAATAAGCTGGATAGCTTCGGTGCTGCTGACGATCAGCACCATGCGCAGCGTCTGCGTGCGGCCACTGCCTTCCTCCAGTTTCGGCTTGTAACTTTCTGCCATGTTACTGACGGCGATAAGCGTGCCGGCATCGTCATAAAGCCCCATTTCTCGCAGCCAGAACCCGCCAACGTTGGCCGGGATAATAAGCTCGGCAATGATATGGTTATCAATGGATTTATCGATTGTCAGCGTGTTAAGCAGCGCGCGGTCTCTCTCATTGATAAGCTTCGTCTGCGCCGGATTTGGCGTCGGCAACACGCCATTGCCGTCACCCACCGCCATATGTGTAATTTTCAGTTGCTTGCCGCCAGCGGATGCCGCGGCAATCTTTGCGGCCCCGGCGGTTGTCACTATCGCCTTATATTTGCTCATGTTCATTCCTTATCCGGGGTAAACCGTGATGACGTCGCCGTCGATGGTGGCGGCGCCGATATACAGGGTTCCGGGCACGTCCTGGATCAACGTCAGCCCTATCAGGTGCCGGCTGACCGGTTTGGCATCGGCGATCACTCGCTCCAGCTCCTGATACATCTCTTCCGTGATCCCTTCCTCATGCACGCCAATATCGGCACGGAAGGTGCCGGGCTGTTCGCCATCCTGCCACCATTCGATCACCTGTATCAGATAGCCCAGCGGCTCGACCGCCCGGCGTAGCGCCGCAATGGTGCCTTTGTGACGATGGATGAAATAGGCCTGCCGAATAGCATCGCGTTTAGCCTCTGTGCTCCAACTGGCATCCCAACGATCGACCGACAACGCCCAGGCCAGGTAAGGCAGCAATGCCGGCGGGCACGTACTCGGATCCCACAGCGTGCGCAATGGCACCGGCAACGTTGTCGCCTTCTCGCACGCCTGCTCGATGCGCTGCATCAACGGCGTTGCATGCGGTGGCAACAAGCTGTTACGCATCGTAGCCCCCGAAAGTAATCAGCTGTTCGGTGCAGTACCCCGCCTGTGTCTGATCTAAAACGATGTCTTTAAGCGGGCTTTTCAGCTCCACGCGCTGGATCCCCTCGACATGCAAAGCGGCATAGATGGCCGATAGCCGGATGTCGCGCCCCAATCGGCGCTGTTCGCGTGCGTATTGGTTGAGGCTCTGCGCAGCGGCTTCCAATATGGGCTCAATTTCCGGGCCCGGATAGACGTACACCACGGCATCGACCCGATACTCAATCACCTGCGCGCTTTGCACTGTGACGCGATCGGCAACCGGCCGAACCTCTTCATCATTCAGCGCCTTGGTGACCGCGGCGACCACGGCATCATCTGCCGTGCCGTTCCCTTCGGTAGACAGTACAGAAATAGTGACCATCGCCGGCGCCGGACTGATGGCGCTGGCATCGGCGACCCGACCGTCGGCGCTGCGCGCATGAAATTCATAGGCCGCCATGGGGCCGGCAACGCTCATTCCCTCCATCGCCTGGGGGACGCGCTGGCGCAGCTGACTATCCGCTTCCATCTCCGCCGGCGTCGGCGGCGTGGTACTGCCGTCCTCCGGTACGATGGTCAGGCGTTCAACGTTGAACAGCGCCGCCAGGTGCTCCAAATCCGTACCCAGCGCAAAGGCCAGCATGTTGGCGCGTGCCGCCTCATTGATCCGCTGGCGCAACAACATCTCCCGATATGCCAGCGCCTGGCAGGTGATGCTCAGCATGCTGGATTCCAGCGCCAGTGCACGGCGTACGGCCGGCTGTTCTTCCTCCGGGAAGCAGGCGATCAGGTATTGCTTGATGTCGCTCAGCAGCACCTCAAAATCCACCGTCTCGATCACGTCCGGCGGTGGCAGTTGCGACAGGTCAATGGTTCCGCTCATGACAAGGGCACCTCCGTGGTAAAGACGGTCATGGCCTCTTTCTGCTGGCCGGTCACAATCAGCCGCCTTCCGCTCTCGCCCGCCGCGCTCACAGTGATTTGCGTCGGCGTCAAGCGCGGCTCCCACTGATACAGCGCAATGCAGGCAGCAGAAATTAACTGCAACTCGATGGCCGGATTGTTGGGCTTATCCAGCAGTGCGAACAGGGCCGAGCCATATTGGCGCCGCATGACCCGACTACCCAGCGGCGTCAGCAAAATGTCATGGATGGACTGGCGCAGCTGCTGGCCGTCGGTCAGCCGGCCGCCGGCCTGCATATCCATATCGAGATATTTCATTGTGCTCATTCGGGTTTTCCTGTCTGGCCGCCGCCGGTTTGTACGCCGCCGTGTTTGTGGTCATCGACGACGATCCCATTGGAGGAGAACGTGCCGCCGCTGTGCGTGATGTCACCGGACATCTTGCCCCCTTCTGTCACGCTGAATGTTTTGGCGCTCAGGTGGTTGGAACACTCCACCTCTGGCGTATCCAGCATAATCTTGACCGAGGCCTTCACGGTGACCTGCTGACTCTCTGCGCTGATGCTGTCGCTGGCCTGGATAGCCGCGCTTTTGACGCCCGTCGCAGACAGTGCGCCGGTGTCCGGCTCGTATTCGATAATGGCGCCATCAGGGAAGGTCACGTGCCAGGCATCCGCCGATGCCGACGGCGCCGGCGATGTATCGCTGTACAGTGCCGGCAGCACAAAAGCCGTGCTGAGCTCCCCACCGATCGCCAGGAGAACAACCTGCTCTCCCACCGAAGGAGCCCACCAGGTGCGCGAACGCCCCGCCCGATGCGTTAACCAAGGGAGCCACGTCGTAGACAACTGCCCCGAGGTCACCCGGCAACGCTGCGTGGTGAGATCAACCTCCACCACTACCCCTGTGCGCACCAGGTTACACAGCAGCCGGTACAATTCGGCAATGGTCATAGCCCCTCCAACAAATCACGGTAAATCACATCGATAAGCGTCATGCGTTCATGCGGCGACAGCCCCAGCAACTCGCGCTTCGGATAACGAACCTTTGCCAATTCGTTGATGCTCCCTGTCAGGCCGTACTGATGCTGGCGAGCAATGGCCGCCGCACGCCCCTGGAACCCCACCACAGCGGCCGAAGGCGTTGCGGTTGCCCGCAGGTAGCGCGCCGAACGTAACCGCCGAAACATGGGGTAGTCGCGCCGGCTTGTCTTGCGGGTCTCGCTGCGGTCAATCGATAGATAGCGCTCAATGTCCTTGCGGTAGAAAGAGCGCACCGCGCCGCGTTCTTCGTCATGCCCGGTGATCATCCGCCCGCCACGGCCGCGCGTGGCGCGCCAGTTCTTCAATACGCGCTCCTCGCCCTTCCATACAAAACGGATCCCCAGCTGCGCGCGTAACACTTTGCGCCGGCGGGCGACATAGGCCGAGCCGTCGGGGTTTTTCTGGCTGCGGATGCGTTTTTGCTGATCCAGCTGGATAACACGCGACAGCTTGCGCGCCATGCTGCGCCGGTAGCTGGGTTTGGCCGTTGATACCAGGCGCTGTAGCTCCTGCTCCAACTGCATGAACAGCGCGTTATCACTGGACATTCAACGCCTTCCCTTTTCTGTGCAGGTGAAACTCATCCGTTGGCCCCGTCACCAGCACATCCCAGGCTTTCAGGATCTCCGGGTAAACCGGCGGCTCGGCCAGATGCTCAATCACCAACTCCCCCTCCTCCATCGCCACAACCACCCGTTCAGTGGCCTTGATGACATACAACACGTCGATGGTGTCGTCGTTAAGAATGTCGGCATCAAAATCAATGCCATCGCGGCGCCGTTCCGGGTTAAACAGCAGATCGGGCTGATGCTGACGGGCCCAGCTCAAGATGGGGATCGTCAACCTGTCCAAATCCCCCGGAAAATCCATTGCCAGCACGTTCAGCTCGTACTGATACATGAACGACATGGACGGCGTACCGGTGGCGATCACTTTGCCGCGAGTGACATACACCTCCAGCGCGTCGGGATTCGTCTTAAACCACGGGTGAAACTCCGTGATGATGTCGCGCATCAGTTTGGCCTTGAGCATGACTTCAGCCTCCTTCCACAGAAAACTAGAAAGTCGTGGGCTGCGCGACTGCGCGAACCCAGCACATGATGCCTTTCTGAAGATCCATCCTGCCTTCATTGAGCCAACGCATATCTATTTGATGCCCACCGGTGTCAGAGTTGGTACTGAGCAGGTAGTCGTAAAGCTTGTCCAGTTCTTCTCCCAGAGCCTTGACCTTGTTCATGCAGTCGATTTCGTCCTGGGTCAATTCGCGATAGCCAGCGATTTTACGGTGTTGATTTTCCATTTTTTCTCCCGGCGGATTCCCGCCACTGTGTTAGCGTGGCCACTTGACCAGCGCAAATACCTAATGCCGTCTTGAGCGCCAGCGTATAACTCACCGCATCGCCCCATGTGTCGCCCTGAAGGCTTGGTTGTGCGCAGGCGGTAAACACAGACTCAGGGGGCAGCAACTGCACCGCCTGCGGCACCGGCGGCCGGGCGCAGGAGCTCAAGCACAGCATCAGGCATGCGCTCAGCAGCGCAGCGATTACCTTTGATTGCCTCACGGTATTTCCTCTGATATTCATCGCTCTGTTGCCGCAGTTGCTGCTCCTGCTGCTGCTGCGCCGCCATCAGCGCGCGGTTCTGCGCATCCTGCGTTTGCAGGGTGGCAATCAGCCCGGCCTGCTGTGCCAGGCTTTTTTGCAGCTCCGCGGCCTGCTGGCGCGCGGACTCCAGCCGGTGCGACAGGAGCGAGCTGTAACCCATCAGGCACAGGGTGCTGAGCAGCAACGCCAGTAGTCCGCCGTTCTTGAGCATCGCCAAAGCGCTCGTCATGCGGGGTAATCCCGGTGCGGTAACTGGAAATGCGGCCCATCTTTCAGCGTCTTCCAGTCGCCGCCCCACTCGATCGGGATATTGAGCTCGGCGGCCGCCTGCTTGAACGCGGCTGAAATCTGTGCGTAATACTTCCACTCCCAGGAGCCTGCCGGCGTCGGGTAGGCGAAAACATCTACCGCATGGCCGGTCAGATGCCGGCTGTTTTGCGTCTGCGACTTACCGGCGGCAACCAGCTGGCGCTGCCGTTCTGGCGTACGTAGCCCCTCGGTGATGCCGAAATCGACATCGGACAAGGCCAGCGCACGGCGCACAACACGCACCAAGTCAGGGTGAACGCCGCGCAGATTGTTTTCGCTGCGCGGGCTGAAGCAGAAATTAGTCATCGACCTTCCTCCGGAACAGGTGCATCACATTGCCGCGGGCGGTGTAAACGGCAGCGCATAACGTCAGATTGATCAGCGTCTCCGCCCAATCAGCAAACAGGTAATGCCCGGTCACCACGCGGATCACGACAGCGGCACAGGCAACGATCAGCGCATAAGCGAACCCGGCGCCGGCGAACCGATAGGCGGCCCCCTGGCGGCGGTACATCAGCAGCCTGACAGCAATCAGTCCGCAGGCTACGGCATTGATACTTAACAGAACTGTCTGATAGCTCACTTCTCACCCCCACCGCGAAAGCGGTCGAATATGGATCCGTTGCTACTTGGCCTGGCGCTGAACATCATCAGAATGCGCACCGCCGCGGCAGCGGCCAGCACGGCACCGACGGGCTTTTGTACCGTGATGGACTCACGCAACAACGTCGTCAGCAGCGATGCGACTATCGAGGCGCTCAGCTCTGCGGCATACATGCCGACCAGCATGGACACCACGAACAACATGGCCCGCTTCCACAAGGGAAAATCCGCCGCCGACAATACGAATATGACGGCACCGGCAAACGCACCGATCATGACGCCGGGGTCAGCACCTGGCACCATGCCCGCTATCGCGATCCCGGTGACGGCACTCGTCGCTACGCCGGTGCTGATGGTTAATGGCTCTGCCATGTCAACCCCTTACGATTCAATCCCATAACTGAACGATGTCCTCACGCGCCTGCCTGGCGATGTCAGGCAACGTAATCACCTGGCCGGCGGCCAGAAACGGCCCGCCTTCGCACAAACCTGGGTTCGCCTCCAATACCGCCTCAGTCACCCCCTGTGTTTTGCCGTAATAGCGGTAACACAGTTGATCAACGGTATCGCCCTGCAACGCCTTGACCTCCATCAGACCAACTCCGCCAGGCCGCGATCCTCGCCGAGAATGTCGCGAATAGACCAACGCGCATCGCGCCACAGCATGTCGATCTGCGTGCTGAGCGCCTCCGCGTGCTTCTCGCCGTCGCGGGTGGTGTCAATATCGCGATAGTGCTCAGTCAGCGATGCCTTGGTGATGCTGTACACCGCACGACGATAGCGATAGACCAGCGGCGATACGTCGTTGATCAGCTCTGCCGGCACATCCTCCAGTGAGGCGTGTCCCTGTTTCTCCTGGCCGAGCCGGTATTCCTTCAACTGGTCGTTGGTGTGCAAAACGGCTTCTGTAGTGGCATGCATCAACCGATCGGTTGTCACCTTGCCGTTAATGCGCATGCTGGTACGCAGATCGCGCAGGGTGATCTCCGGCCAGAACGCCCCGGACTTGACCACGGCGCCGCCGTCGTCAAGGTCGGGTGCGTCTCCCTCAATCGGGTTAATTTCTTTGGGCGCAACGAGACTCATCGCGGCCTCCTGATAGGTCAGGCGGTGGACGACGTGGCGGTAAACAGCAAAGCTGATGCTGCCACGTCGTGCCGCCTGGGTGCGCGGGGGCACATTGGGTTACTGCTTGGTTTTCACCGAGCGTGAATTCTGGTTGCCGGTGCGCGCCCTGGTCGAGGCCGCTGGCTTTTTCGCTGCTGCCGGCTTTTTCGGCGCCGCGGGTTTCTTCGGTGCTGCGGGTTTCGCCGTTGGCTCCGGGTTCTGCGAAGCATTGCCCGTTCCGCCGTCAGGGCCGGCATTGGCATCGGATGAACCGGCGCCGCCCGCGCTATCAGCATCACCGCCGGTGCTGCCGTCGCTCTGTCCGTCAGTGGTGGCGCCTTTTTTAATGGCGCGCATCAGGTTTTCGATGTCGCGCTTCACGCCGATCCCGTTGAACAAGGTAATGGCTTGCTGAAGGTAGGCGAGCGCCGATTCACAGGTCGCCGGCTGCAAGCGCTGGCAATAGCCGATGGCCTTGAACAGCTTGGCGCGCACCTGATCCGGCATATCTTCGTCCGTCGTCATGGCGTCCAGTCGCAGCAGCAGCGCCTGATCTACCGGTGCGATACGCGGATCACGGCTGAAGGCCGTCAGGATCGGATCGCAAATCTCGTCAACGAGGGCGGTCGCCGTGGTACGTTTGTACTGATCAGGCATCGACAAGCCGTGGCGCAAGACGTACTCGCCAATACGCAAGGCTTCCTCGATGTTGCCGGCATCGATATTCCAGATCATGACGGTGGTCAGCACGTCGTCAGCCTGGCCGGTATCCGCGTTTAGCGCGCCATCCACCCAGCCCTGATAACTGGCGATCAGGTTGCGCTTGACGGCGCCCTTGGCGGTATCCGACTGGATATTTTGGAGCTTCACCTTATCGATGCGCAGCCGGTGCAGCATCTGCTCGTAAGCGGTGATGTCACCGAAGGTGTTTTGTTCGCCACGGCGGGCTGCCATGGTTTCTTGAAAATGTCGTTGTGCTGGAGTCAGCATGATGTTTGCCCCCTGATGGCCGGGGCGGGTGCCCCGGCTGTAAGCCTGACTTATGCACCGCCGCCGGTTTCAGCTTTGGCGAAAGTGATCCCCTCAACCAGGCAACCAAAACCGAAGTCTTCAACGACATAGGCATCGTTGGACGATTCATAGGTCGCCACGCGGTTATAGTGGGCCTCTTCACGGACTGTCCGGCGGTGTTTACCTTCCTGCCAGTAGATGGAGAGGTTCTGGAACGGGGTAATAAACAGCGTCCCATCCGGGAAGAACGGCGCGATGTAGCTGTCCAGACCGGCAATTTTCTTACTTGCAACCAGCAACTGCCCGGCCAACGCTTCCGAGTTCGGGTTGCTGGCGCTGATGGCATTCAGGATCGCAAACTCTTTGCTGGTCACGATGTTGCCGCCGCAGATGACAACCAGCTCGGTCGAGCGCTTATTCCACTCATCCAGCAGGTTGTTTTTGGCGTCATAAACCAGGGAGTCGACGTTGCCATACATGCCTTTGGCAATGACCTTGTTTTCGTCGTCACGGCTGGTGATCGTGACGTCCTTCATCACGCGCTGCGGCGCATGCAGTCGGTACTGCTGCAACCATCCGATGTTCACATCTTGCAGCAGGGGGTTGGCCGCCAGATCCGATTTTGCTGCACGGCTCGTGCCGTTGAAACCGACAGTGATGCGATCCAATGCCCGGCGCTTGACGATCTGGTTGGTGATGCGGGTCTGGAAGTCTTTGAACTTCGCCCACATATCCAGTTGCGCATATTTGATAAACGTATCGGTGTTGGTCTTCTCACAGCGATAGTCGTTATTTTCCAGCGTGTGAACAGAACGCGGAACACGGCGATCCGTGGTGGAGTCGTTGGTCGACGCCAGCGGGCCATTAATACCCAGGCCGATTTTTTCGCCTTCCTGCTCCGGCACACTGACAATATTGATTTTCTGGAGAAAATCGCTTGATTGCTGTGCCTTGTCTTCAAGCGTCTGCGCAACGGACGGCGCAACGTTGAAGTTTTTGGTCACAGCACCGACGGTCACGCCGTTCAGTTCCGCCTGGCGTTCGATGTAGCTGTCCCACAACTCACGGGTTTCGTTTTTCATGTGATTGTCCTGCGATTGGTTATTGCGCTGTTAGCAGTCGGCTAACTCGGCAGTCGATTTACCCTCACCACCAGTTGCCGGCGGGCGTTGGGTGTAGTTGTTCGGCTGGGCGTCAAGCTGGCCTTTCAGCGTGTCGAAATCGCTCTGCAACGTGGTGAAATTCTGTTGCAACTCACGATGCTGTTTTTCCAGCGCCCCGAACTTCTCCAACTGGTCGAGTGCATCCCGCTGACTTTCGGCGAGCAGCGTTACCGCCCCTCTCAGGTCGTCGGTTTCCTGGCTAAACTTCTGCTTATTGCCGGTGATCATCTCGGTGATCCGGCTCAGGAATTTTTTTCCGGCTTCGGGTGCCGGCGCTTCTTGTTCGAATTCCAGTGAAGACTCAATGGTTTCAGTGAAGAAACAGGCCGGATCATGCTTGCGTGAGGCCAACGGGTTCGTTTCACTGCCGGCGCAGAACTTCATGAACTCGCCCCCCAGGCTGGCAGGGTTGTCCGTGCAGGCCAGGCCCATCAGGTAGGCTTCGCCGGTATCGGCAAAGGACGGATGAACCTCGATACTGTGATAGACCTTCTGGCGTTTTTTCTTCAGCTCGACCAGCTCATCGGTAGCATCGGCCTTAACCAGCAGGGCCAACTTGCCTTTAAGATCGCCATCGGTGATCTCTTCGGTTTTCGTCTCCAACACATCGCCATAGGCACGGAAGACACTTTCCGGTGACCAGCCGCTGATATGTTCGAGATTGATGCGGGCGCCATAGACCGTCGGGTTGTAACGTTTTGCCATCTGCTCGATGTGCTTACGCTCCAGCGTGCGGCCATCGCACGTTGCCCCCTCGACCGCCACGCGGAAAAATTTGGTAATAGGCATGCGGAAAACTCCGGGTAGTGAAGGTGTTATTAACCTGTGCCCCCATCATTCCCGTTACTGATTAACGTCGCAAAACGTTCGATTTGTCGCGGACTTGCGACAATTAGCGGAGATATTTTGCCGTACGCGGGCGCGATAGCCTGTTGTCATGAAGCAGATTATCGATCACCGCGACGAAGCCAAAAGCCTGTATTGGCAGGCCTATAGCATCCCTCAAATAGCCGAGCGCTTAGGGGTGAGCGCCAACACGCTCTATTCCTGGCGCCGCCGTGATGAATGGGACAACACACCGCTGTTGAAGCGCGTGCAGGAACGCCTGGACGTGCAGCTGCTGCGCCTGGTGGAAAAAGGCGAATCCATCAACAGCCACGACGTTAAGCTTATCGACCTGTTCGGCCGGCAGCTGGAGCGCTTTTCCCGCGATGAGAGGAAGGCGCAGGAGCGAGCCACCCGGAAGAAAACACCGAAGAACCACTTCACCCCCGAACAAGTTGAGGAGCTGCGGGCGCTGGTTCTGGACTCACTGTATGAGCATCAAAAACGCTGGTACAAACAGCGCAGCCGGCGTAACCGTTTCATCCTGAAGTCTCGTCAGATCGGCGCCAGCTGGTACTTTGCACGCGAGGCGCTGCTGGACGCGCTGGAAACCGGCACCAACCAGATATTTTTGTCAGCGAGTCGCGCCCAGGCGATGAACTTCAAGCACTTCATCCAGTTTTTGGCGCGGCAGATTGGCGTTGAGCTCAAAGGCGGCGACACCATCATCCTGAGCAACGGTGCAACGCTGTATTTCCTTGGCACGTCCGCGGCGACCGCGCAGTCCTATACCGGCAACCTCTATTTCGACGAGGCCTTCTGGGTTTCCAACTTCCTGAACCTGCGCAAAGTGGCCGCCGGTATGGCAAGCCACATCGGCCTGCGCCGTACCTACTTTTCGACGCCGTCCAGCGAAGAGCATGAGGCGTACACCTTCTGGACGGGAACGTTTTACAACAAGGCCCGCCCGAAAGAGAAACGGGTCGAATTTGATACCACTCACAAGGCACTGAAGAACGGCAAGCTGTGCGGCGACAACATGTGGCGCCAGATAGTCACGATTGATGATGTCATCGCGCAAGGGTTCGACAAGATTAACCTTCAGGAGATCGAGGACGAAAACAGCCCGGAAGATCTCGAAAACCTGTACCGCTGCCGCTTTATCGCCAAAGGTGAGCGCGCATTCGACTATAACGCCCTGATTGGTTGCGGGGTCGACGGCTACAACCGTGATGTCTGGTCAGACTGGAACCCCTACGCCCCGCGCCCCCTGGGTAACCGCCCGGTCTGGATTGGTTACGATCCCAACGGCAACAGCGGCAAAGGTGACAGCGCCGGCCTGACGGTGGTCGCGCCGCCGGCCGTTCCCGGCGGAAAATTCCGCATTGTCGAGACCATCCAGCTACGCGGCATGGAGTACGAAGAACAGGCGGAGGTGATCAAGGCATTGCTGAGCCGCTACAACGTGCAGCACATCAGCATCGACGGCAACGGCATCGGTGATGCGGTTCATCAGTTGGTGGTGAAGTTCTTCCCCGCCGCTGAAAAACTGCTTTACTCGCCAGCCCTCAAGCGCGCGCTGGTGATGAAGACACAAATGGTGATCCGTGCCGGCCGTCTGGAATACGACGCCGGCTTCGGGCAGGAGCTGGTGCGCTCGTTTATGACCGTGCGGAAGTTTGTCACCCCAGGCGGCCAGATCTCCTATGAATCCGACCGCACCAACGGCAGCAATCACGGCGATCTCGCCTGGGCTTGCATGCATGCCCTGATTAACGAACCGATCGGCAGCGATGCCGGCGGCACTGAAGACAGTTTTGTTGAGGAGTTTTAAGTATGGGCCGCAAGCGCAACAACAACCGCCAAAGTAACGGCCGTCCGGAATGGATGGCAAACGAGGCGGCCAACACAGTCACCGCTGACGCTGCTGCAGAACAACAACCGCTCGAGGGGGTGGAGTCATTTTCCTTCGGTGAAGCCTCTCCGATACTGGATCAGCGCGACCTGCTCGATTGCATGGAATGCGCCAAGAATGGCCGATACTACGAGCCGCCCATCAGCCCCTACGGCCTGGCGCGCATGTTCGATGTTGCCGTGCATCACCAGTCACCCATCATCTTCAAGCGCAACGTGATCATGAGCTGCTTTAAGCCTCACCCGATGTTGTCGCGGCAGGAGGCATCCGCCTTTGTGCTGGATTACCTGGTCTTCGGTAATGGTTACCTCGAGCGCATCGACAGCAGGCTCGGCCGGCCTCTGAAGCTAAAGCACTCGCTGGCAAAGTACACGCGACGCGGTGAGAACCTGGATCAATACTGGTTTGTTACCTATTACGCAGAGGATCACCCTTTCGCGCCTGGCTCTGTCTTTCACCTGCGAGCGCCGAGCATTCACCAGGAGATTTACGGCACGCCGGAGTATATGGCGGTGCTGCACTCCGCCATGCTGAACGGTGAGGCTACGCTGTTCCGTCGCAACTACTACATCAACGGCAGCCATGCCGGCGTGATTGTTTATCTGACCGATCCCGTCGCCAATAACAAGGATGTTGAGAAGCTCAAATCGTCGCTGAAAGATGCCCGCGGCGGCGGCGCATTCAAAAACCTGTTTGTCTACGCCGCCGGCGGCAAGAAAGACGGCCTGCAAATCATGCCCTTCAGCCAGGTATCGGCGAAAGACGAGTTTACCGGCATCAAAGACGCCACCCGCGATGACATGCTCGCCGCGCACCGCGTGCCGCCGCAACTGATGGGCATGCTGCCGAACAATACCGGCGGCTTCGGCGACATCGAGAAGGCCGCCAAGGTGTTCGCCATCAATGAACTGTATCCGATCATGGAGAACCTCAAGCAGCTGAATGAATGGCTGGGTATTGAGGTGTTCGACTTCACCCCTTACGCGTTGGCTGAATCTTCAACCCCGCAGTAACCCGCTTTCCTCTCTCACGCCATCAGCGCCCCGTCACGGGGCGTTGTGCTTTTGCACGCCGGTGCATGGCTCACAATGAAACAAACGAACAGCGAGCGATACGAGCAGCAGAAACCCTATAAGAAAAAGACCTCTCTGGCACCCCTCAGCGCGCGATTGCTCCCCCGCCTCGCCCGCGCGCTAAAAGAGTGCTTTTTTGTGCAGTTGTGCAGGGGGCGCAAAGCCGCGCCGGCGCTGGTCTCGGTGGTTTTTTTCCTGCGCTGGAAATTTGTGCATTATAATGCAGAATTGTTCAGTGCTTTTAATGGATATAAAATCAACTGAAAATCGCGATATGAGGGAACAATATGCGAGCTTATGATCTGGCTAAATCAGTTTTCGATGGCGTCGTGACCATCCCTGCTGATTTCTATTTCGGTCTTGAAAGAAGCTTTGAAGATCTGAATCTAACGGCTGGCGGTTTTTTGTATCAAAGCCGAAACCGCGCTGAAGATGACCGCCTTCTGAAGGGATTAGCCCAAATTGTCAAAAAGCCAAATGTCCTATTCGACATGGTCAGATTCATAGTTGATGATGTGCTTTCAAAGTTACCTGAGCCGGTTGTAAAAAAAGTATTCGAAGGCGTAACGTTATCCGGTTCGACTTACATATCAAAAACTCAGGCTCAAGCTATCGTGAGTTTTGCCATTGCGAATAGAGTCATCAGAGGTGCTTCTGTATCGTCATTTGTTACTAAGTTTGCGCGCCTAAATACTATCGCGTTACTCTCGACTGTAATGGTGCAAGGCACCATTGCCCGCGCCGCCCGTTCCTCTCGCAAACTACTGAATGAAAACCCGAAGTTATATTACGAGTTAAAAAAACGGAACTGGGACATGCTTTACTTTCTGGTTGAGAGCTCCCTGGAAAAATTTCTGATATTAGATCGCCTTTACCACAAAGATCGCACCACATTTGATAAGGTTGTCCATGAAATTGAAAACCTCTAAATTTCCTCGTTGGTGGCCTTATGGGGTGCTGAGGCTCCTTATCTGGGTGCTCACCTTCAATGCCGTAATCTTTACGATTATCTATTTTTATGATCGCGGTTTCTTAACATTTCTGCTCCCCTTCTGCGTATTCCTTCTTGGCTGTTTTTTATACTGGAAAGTACCTGAAAATCAGGAAGAAGGAGAGAACAAATAAACCCGCGCAAGGCGGGTTTTTTCATGCATGCTTCATACGTTCGTTGAGAGTTTCCACAATGAATGCATTTACGGAGACCTCATTTTCGGCCGCCGCCTGGTTCAGGCGTTCCCCGAAAGACTCCGGATAGCGCAGAGTAAACGTCTTGATTTTCTCTTGCCGGGCGTATGGTTCGATCCCTGCGGCGCTGCAATCGTCCAGGTATTCGCGCAAAGAGATCTCCCCCTCAGCTTTCAGCCCCTGAATGCTGTCCGAAACGAAATCACAGTAACCGGACAGCCCGAGGAACTTACCGCGGAACGCGCCGATTTCTGGTACGTAGCTGATGATCGCCGGCTGCCCGGCGATCTCCATGGTGTTCGGGGTTACTGCTGCTGTTTTGGTCATGGCTTAACTCCTATGCTTTCCAGCCATTCGCGGAGACTGACTACCGCGCCCTTGTCCGTGTCTGGTGATGGGTGTGGCCGGTGAAAATTGGCGATGCTGCCATTGAGCAGAAACTTACACCTCGATCCCCGCCCCTCTTTAACTTCCCCACCCAGCGCTTTTATCAGTGATTCCACATCTGACCATTTGATCCCGGAAAGAACAGGCGTTTTAAATATCTGTTCTAACGTGCTTTTTTGTCGCTTCCTTAACGCTGAAACCTGCTCTTTCATTTCGCATCCTGTGAAGTCACTTTATGAAGTCATTATGTGCATTTTGAAAGATGAAGTCAAACCATGAAGTCACTCTTTCGCGTGGACTTGCAGCATAGCCGCCAAAATCGCCGTTTGCTCGGCTGCCGGTAGCGCGCTGTAGTTCTTGGCCCAGCGATCCGCCTTTCGTTTGATCCGCTGGCGGTCGATGTAGTTGGCACCGGCAAAAGCATGGCTGTATGCGGCGCCCTCGGCAAAATTCATCCACAGTTGCTCAGTGCGCGGGCCGCCACGGGTCATCACTTGAAACTGGATGCTGCGCCAGTCGCCGAGCAACTCGTCGTAAAGCGCGGACGGATAGCCGGAGATCATGACATTGGCGGGCACGGTGCGCAGCACATTGATCAGGCGGTGATGATCGTCGACGGTATACTCGTGACGATACCGCGCGCGGCTGGTTCGGGTTGCCGGCAGATAAGGCGGGTCGACGTAGATCAGCGTACGGCCGTACTGTTCAAACGGCGTGGCGCGCAGTAATTCCACTGCGTCGCCAACTTCGATCATGAGGCGTTCCGCCTGGTCATCCAGAAAATCCGGATTATCTTCACAAAAAGCCTCTACGGTTTCCGGGTCAATATCCCAACCAATCGTGCACGACGCGGGCGGTTTTCGCAGCATAATGGCGCCGCCACCCAGGTGCGTCTCAATGTACGTGTCATGCGGCGGCATCTGACTGATGATCGCCTGGTAAGCGCCGCTCGCGGCCTTGCTCCCCAAATACCCCATATTATCGGTACTCCATAGTTGATAATGACGGTGCTGCAGAACAGCTATTTCTGTCTATGCGGTACCGGCACCAGGCGGCACAGATGCCGCTGTCTGTATTTGCCGGTATGGCCAGAACAGATATTTCTGTCTGTGCTCGATGTGATTTTTATGCCCCAGCGCTGGCATTACCCCTACCTCTCGCCAAAGCCTGCCAGCGCGATACCAGATCTGCGGTTTTGTGTTTGGCGAGTGACTGTCGCCACTGCTGATCCATGCCAACAACGATCAGTTCACCGGTAATCGGGTTCGCCCGATAAACGGTATCCAGCACGGTGACCTCTTTCCCCAATGCCAGCTGATTAGCCTGATGCTCGCTCACAGTGACTTGTCGAATCTTCGCCCAGCGCAACACCTGCTCAGCGACGCTTGCAACCAATGGCGTAACCTTTTCATCCATCTGCCTGAGTGACTGTGCGGCGCGTAGGTAACTTTCGGCACGCTGACGATCCGCTTCAGTGCATTCGCCCGCCGTAATGGCATAAGCCAGCGCCTCAAACTCTTCGGCTGGGGACTTTTTCCGCTCCGGTTTGTGGTTTCGAAGACTGTCGGCAAGCTGTTTGCGCCTGCTGGCCGATTTTTGGCCTATTTCAAGCTGTTCCGGCTCGTGATCCAGTGGTGGATCACTCTGTGAAACTGGTTGTTTTTTGACCTCGGTACAGTTATTGACACGAGTCCTAGAGGGCGCAGACGCGCCCGAAAGGTCAAGGGCCAACCCCGCGTCGCCCGAAGGCTTCGCGTTCATTTTCACGATCCGATAACTGTGAAGACGGGTGACTACCGGCGGTATGTTCACCGCCGGCATGTAGAGGCCTTTGATCAAAGAGGCGTATTCGCCGTAACTGTTCGGCTGGTTTTCCTGCTGGTACCACACGCGGAGCGCCAAATCTTTGCGGGAGACGAGCGCGCCGCCCTGTAAATGGGTGTACTCACGCCAGTCGCCGGCGTCGGCGGCCTTGTGCAGTTGTGCAAATAACGGGTTGATCTTGTCGGCTAATGCCTGGTTACGCATGCGACGCAGCTCGCGCCAAACAGACACCGGCGCGCCACCTAAAAACTGAAACTGACGAATGCCCCAGCAAGATGCCCAGGCGGTAGCATGTTTCGCGGTCTCTTTGAGTGGGCGCCCGCTTTCGTCGTCGGTCTCACCGTCGAGCGCATAACCGTCGATGTTCTTTGAAATGTACTTGACCACATATCCGGTGGCGCTGCCGATGCTCTCATCGATAGGTTTCATCTCGAAACGCGGCTGTGTGCCGTGCTTACCGCGCAACTCCGCGGCGTCTTCGCGCGTGGCGTACGCTTCCATGACTTCATGCAGCTCGGCCACGTGCTCCGGCGCAGTAAACAACAAGCCGTGCCAGTGTGGCGTTCCATCATGGTGAGACTCGGCAACACGCAGCCCGAACACCTCAATCTCCCGCCGCGCCAGCTCGGCGCGGATCTGTTGCCAAATCCGGTTGAGGTATCGCTGTGTTCTGCGTGGGTTGGCGCCGTTCCACTTCGGGTTGCGGTGCCCGAACATGGTGTAAGCATGGTATTTCGATGGGGCGGTCAACGTAAAAAAGCTGCCGGCATAACCGGAGTCGGTGGCGACTTTCTCAAAGCCGCCGATGCGCGTCATCAGCTCCACACGGCGCAGCGCCGGGTTCGATATGCTTTTATCGATCTGCTCAATGAGTGACAGGCGCTCTTTGGTTTCTTCGTCTTCAAGCTCCAGCCGACTCATGATCATGCGGCTGCGTTTTCGCCTGGCGTCCCACTCATCAACATGATGTTTGCTGCAATAAGGTGACGCACCACGCTTAACATCACCAAAGGCGATATGCAGGTGTTCCCGCCAGCGGGTGGCATAGTTGCGCAGGTTTCTCGCCCAATACCGCTCATCCTTCATTTTGCTGATGGCGGTGGCCGCTTCATAGGTGCACAAATTGCCCCGGCAAAACTTTCGCCAGTATGGCGGGTTAACATGAAGTACCTGAGCAAGGTTGGCCGCCTCCTGATACAGGAACAGCGCGGCCTTGCTGTCGCTCAGTGCCTCGCAGTTATCATTGACTTCGCTGAACACGCTGTTCATGTAAATAGCGATGTCTTTCGCCAACAGATCAACGTCCTCACGCGTGAAATCTGGAAGACGGTTAAAACGTTCGGTCAGGGCATTCAGGTTAGCAAACGAGTGATACAGCGGGTTTAGGTGTTCAAAGGCACAGCCGGTCAGCGTTGAAACGTCATCAGTGACATGCTGAATAGCATGCTGGTCTATCACCGTATCAATGAAAGGCAGATCCCGCCGAATAATGTCGCGCAGGGCCAGGCGGGCAATATGTCTCCCCTTCATGGCGTGGATGCTATCAATACGCGACGCCAAACGCTGGCGGATAAAACGCGGGTAAGGCTTGAGGGTAGTCGTGACCCAGCCTAAAAACTCTTGCTCTTGACCCAGTTCAACGAGATCAACAGCAGGAGTTTTATCAACCGATATTGCGGCCTTGGGTTTATTCCAGGCGTGAGGATAGTCAGGAACAGCAGCGCCGCGGCCAGGGTAAGGCAGCGGCGGTGATGGCTGGTATCTTCCGCGGGCAGGTTTACTCACGCCACGGCCACTCGTCAAAGTAAAACCACGGCGAGTAACGCAACTTACGCGGGCCGTCTTCGGCCGACAGCAGCGTTAAAGCGCCAGTATCTGGATCGCGCCAAAATAAGCACTCAACTGACTGGTCTGGGCCGCTGGCAGGGTCATAACTGACCATCCTGTTCATAAGAGGCTGTTTTCTTCTGGCATGAAGAAGTCGCAGCGTTGCGCCTACGGAAAGCTTGAACGCTGCGCGGAGCAGCTCCTGTTGGCTGGCTGCGTAGGTTTTCCCGCAACGACGGCCACCCCAGGTGAAGGCACGCAGTCGATTGAGATGCGACAGCACATGAAAATCGTCTATGTGCTCGTGGCGGCTATAGAGGGCAGCAATGGTAAAAGCGAGCTGTGTTTTATGCATCATTCACACACCCCCGCATAAACGCTACTGCAAGCGGTGTGATCGTTCATGGCGGCGATCAAATCGAACTGCTGCCCGCCCCTAGTGGTTAGGGCCCAATCACGATAGGTTTCGATGCCATGCGATTCAACCGTGATGCACTCGATTCGGCTTTCCGCCTTTTTCGGATCTTGAGTAGCGGGAAAGAAGGTGCTGTTCTGGCGGCGAGAGCAAGCGGCGACCAGCTTTTCCCATCGAGCAACGCGGGCTATCTCCTCCGGCCAGCGGGTAAAGATCTCGGCCAGCTCGGATTTGCGTGCGTGAATGCATGGCATGCAGCCGACGCGGCTACAGCCTTGTGTATACAGCGGATTCGGCTTGATGCCGTAATGTTTGGCAGTCGCGAAAACATCGGCATGTTTCCAATCAAGAATTGGCCGATAAATGTTTAGGCCTGGCGTTTTATCGGCATCGCTTTCCCACGCGGGCAATCCCGCGCGTTGCGGCGATTCCTCCGCCCGAACCCCTTGCCAACTGATCACCTCGTCGTACTCGTCTAGCAAAGGCGCAACCAGCTGATCGCGGATCGGGATGTGCTTTAACTCGAATGTGCAGAAGCGGGCCATTGTTGACGGAAAGCGGCCCTTCCACATGCAAAGATCAAGAAATGGCACGCCGGTTGGGTGAAGCGTTTCGAGCGCCAACGCGACGGTCTTTTTCGCCTCTTGTTCAGTTAGTCCGCACTCAGTAACTAGTGATACAGGCCAGTGCTCTGCAATAAACCGGCGTTTACCCTCGATGCGCGCAGTAAAGTCGGCTTTGACGCGGCGAATCGGCCCTAACTTGGATTCCAGATAATCCAGGTATTCCATTGTTAACGGGTGTTCGTGGCCGGTATCGGCAAATGCGGGAATAATCTTGACGCCGGCCGCAAGCGCAATCAGCCACTGCGCCAGGCTGTCCTTTCCACCGGAAATGCTGATCACGTTGATGACATCGGTAGCGAAGACGCGATCGTCGATCAACGCCGTTCCGGCCGGATATGAGATAGCACGCGAAGGTATCAGCATTTGAACGGCCCTCGTTCGATACTCAGCATCACGTAACCCGGCGCCCATTCGGCCAGGTCGGTGATGTGGGTGATACGTACCCAGGTATGGGCATTAGCAAATGCCGCGGGGTGCATGAATTCCGGGCATTCGCCGGACAGCCGCAGGCACAGCAAATCACCAACGGCGAATTTGCGGTCGTTAATGCGAAACTCGGCTTTCTTCTCACCGCTCACCACCGCTGCGAAATGCTTCGGCAAGATTTTTAGCTCGTGTTTTTTCATGCATTATCTCCGTCCGTCTCGTGACTCCAGCCGTTGCTGCGCATGAAGTCATTTGCTTTTATTCCAGCTGCGTTATCAGGGGATTCATCGCCCATCAGGATTAATGCAAACTTTTTTCCGCGAGGGGCGATATAGATCAGCTCCTGCCCGTCAATGTGGATACTCACCCGCTTCGCGTAGCATTTCATACCCGGTTTTAGTTCAAGCATTGGAGGCCTCCAGTGTTGCAATGATCTCGCCAGCTGTTGCACGGCTGGCGGCCTTGGCGCTGACAGAGCGGCGGGCGGTGATCGGGGTGATAGTGAAATCGGCGTACAGTGCTTTGGCTGCGTCCGTCTCACTGTTCGAGGCCACAACGTGGCGGCCGCGGTTAGCCGCAATGCGCAACATGCGCGCCAGCTTTTCCTGCTGCGCGCTGGTGAATCCGTCGGTGTGGTAGCTGGTGAAGTTGGCGGTGGTGCTGGCCGGGATGTAGGGTGGGTCGCAATAAATCACGTCGCCGGCCTGCGCCATCCGAATCGCTTCCTGGAAGGTACAGCACAGGAAAACCGCTTTTGTGGCCTGCGCCTTCTCGGCAAATGCTCGGATCTCAGCCTCGGGGAAATAAGGCGTTTTTCGATGACCGAACGGCACATTAAACTCGCCGCGCAGGTTGTAACGGCAAACACCATTGAACCCGTGGCGGTTCAGGTAGAGGAACTGCGCAGCCCGGTAGATGAAATTGCTGTCGCAGCACAGATTGAAGTCAGCACGCACGGCGTAATAGCCCGCCTGATCCGGGTGTGCGTTGAACAGGTGGCGCGCTTCACGAATTAGCACTTCAGGCTGGTTTTTTGCGACGTTGTGGAAGTTGATCAGATCGGCATTGATGTCACACAGCAGATAGCTGTCATAGTCGGTGTTGAGGAACACTGCGCCAGATCCGACGAACGGCTCAACCAGGCGCCCACCTTCGGGCAGGTGCTGACGCAGTGTATCGATGATGCGGGCCTTGCTTCCGAGCCATTTAAGGGCGGGCTTGTTCATACAGCGCCCCTTCTGCGGAAATGTCAGCAACAGCAAATCCCGTCAGCTCATTACCATCGTAAATAGCTGCAATTACTTCGGGAAAAATCAGTGCGTTGATAATGCCAATCATACCTACGACATAAGCATCGTCGGCACGCCGTCCTACAGTCGCAACCGTCATCCCAGCAAAATATTCAGTACACTCGACGCGATGATCCACCAATGCAGTGATGGCATCAGGATCAGCAACAAACAGCCGGTGAAGGATGTCAACGGCCGCTTGCGCACTCAGCCCCTGCGGTGCGTAACGGGAACCACCGGCGGCCATGGCTTTAATCACGCCGAGGGTGGTCAGGCAGTCAGAAAGGGCGCGATGCGGCGTTCCTTCGATAATGACGCCTTGCTGCTCAGCGGCGGCGGTCAGCCTTTGCCATTTATACCCGCCGCGCTTGCTGATCTGGCCGTAGAATTCGGCATAGGCCAGCATGGCGCATTCAAACGTTGGTCGCTCGATTTTAAAGTGAATAGTGATCCCCCAATCATCATTGGTCTGATCAAGAATCCGGGTGTCGAAGTCACTGTTGTAAATCACGACGTTGCGCCCGCTGATGATGTCGTAAAGACTGCGGCACACATGCGGCCAGGATGGCGCAGTCGCTACCATTTCGTTTGTAATGCCGTGAATGGCTGTCGCGGAGGCTGGAATCACGCTTCGCGGTTTTACCAGCGTGTTGAGCAGGGCTTCGCCGGTAGTGTCGATCAGGGCGATTTCCACGATCTCGGCATCCTCACCAAGCCCGGTGGTCTCGGTATCCAGAATCAGGCAGTTTTCGTGCAACCATTTCTGCGCTTGCTGTTGTGGTGTCATTTGGTTTCTCCTGTGGAAGAATGAAAGCCCTGCTAAATGGGGCTGGCGAAATACAGATTCTTCAATAAAAGCAATTAGTCATAATTACGAAGTTCATACGGCAAATCTTGCTCATTAAAAACACGACAAGATTTATAAAAGCTAAGTAGCAACCAAACATACAGACCAATAAAAACCATTAGCCCCGCTGCCGCGATAGATAAAATGGTTGTCATTTACCTACCTCGCTAACAGACTGACGAACGGAGGCCCAACGTTTCAGCGTTGAGATAATTAGATCGGCGTTGGCTCCATCAGCTTTTAATCTATCTAACTTGCTGTCCAATACCTCAAGCAGCTGTAACCGCTCAGAGCGGCGCGCATCAGTCAGCATTTTTACCAACTCTTTATTCTCGGCTATGTGAGTCATTAATCCTCCTGAATTCAGGGTATAAGAAGCCCGCCACCCGGAAGGCAGCATTTTTATTACTGGCGTTTTATATATTTCAGTAAGCACTGATAAATACTTACTGAAATATGTGCCGGTATTTCCATGCCGGCACATGGTGAAGGTGATTGCCCGCTCTATTGCAGCCCATTCATTTAAGGGCGCGACCGGACGCTATTACCTATCTGAGAGCACACCCCGCGACGCCCGTCGCCACACGTTAATGTAAGGGATGCGCTCTCAGATAGGGCCGGGCGTACCCGGCTTAAGCTGCGAACCGATCTGCGCAAAATGGTTGAGGTACATCGCCAGCGCTGCAACGGTAAACCAGCGCCTCCAAATCCGCGGCCGACTCCAGATCACCAGCGGCCTGTGCGGTGCTAAGCAGCCCTTCAAGGCCAACGCTCAGGCGGAAGGCATAATCGTTTTGGGAAAATTGGCGGACTTCCTCGGCAACAGCCGAAGCGGCTCGCATGTTGTCGCTTTTAAAGTGGTACTGTTTCAATAAATCATTGATGAGAATGCTATAGGCTTGTTTCATTATTTTTCCTCTCAAAGCTGCTGACGTGCTTTACGCTCTACTGCTTCTTTTCTTGCTTTATATTCGCGTCGGTATGCCGCGCGTTTGGCTTCTCGTCGATTGCGTATATCACGAACAATAAACACACCCGAAAACACAGCGATAATTGTCAATATCGCGAGACATTGAATTGCTTCTAATGTGAGCGAATTAATAAAATTTAACATCGCTATCTCCGGCATTGAATGGGGCGGGTTTTCGTCCGGTGTTAATCCACATGCGTGCAGCGCGATCAATAGTAAACCCGGCGTTATCATCACCAACGCATTTAGCCACCCCGGCCAGATCCTGCAATTTACCCGCCAACCAATTAACCTCTGATGTGGCATATTGCGGCTTTGTATATTTCGCACGTTCGGTGTGCAGTGCTAAAACCAGATTTGCAGCTGCATAGAATGGATTACTCATGTTTCACTCCTTACATCTCCGGTCTTCTATTCAAAGTTTTGAGAGGTGGAGATAATCGATATATGCCGTCGCCTCAGCTTGTGCATCAAATTTACCGTAAGACTGATCACCCTGGCTGACGCGATAGCGAGTGACCGGGTTCATTTTCTTCCTGGGTAATTTGGTGATACTGAAGCCCCGGTAAATGCTGGTATGCGTGCTGATCTTAATTATCGCGTGTGGCTTCAATTCCCTCACAGCCGCATCCAGCGATTTATAGCGCTCAATCATCTTGCGGCTCCTAAACCTTCATCCGCAGCGTTTCCTGCGCCTCTTCATAAGCGACCAAGAACTCGTAAACCATGTTTACTTCACGTTCTTTGCCTCTTTTTTTCTTGGAAATAGTGAGCCGGTTTTCATTTGCGGCCTGCTGCACAGTTCGAAGCGTTTGACCTGTAACTTCTGCATATGCGGAGAGGGTTAATTTTGGCGATGGCAGACAAAAAACCACAGGACAATCCGGCATTTTCACCATCAACGGCTTGGGTTTGCGTGTTCGCATGGTTTATCCTTCTAGATCGTACCGGATTCAACCGGATTTTATCGGATTCAAGGGTGGTAATCCCTACCCTTGATGCACAGTTTAGGGTGGTGATCTCGACCATGTCAACGAACATCGGAAAAAAAATCAGAGCGGTGAGAGAAGCCGAAGGGCTGACTCGCATTCAATTCTTTGAATTAACAGGTATTCCAGCAGGGACTCAAAAGTATTACGAAACGGGAAGAGTGGAGAGCATAGGGAGTGATGTACTGTTAAAAATCATCAATCACCCTAGATTTGAAAAATACATGATGTGGCTAATGAGCAATACCAACAAAACGTCCGAAGCTGCGGGGCAAATCTCCCCGACTCTCTCCCCTGATGGGCACGACAACACATCCGACCACCAAAAAGGCCAGAAGGCTGGCTAATCGCATTGAAAATTATGGAGAAATGGTCTACTGGCGGTATTTGCTATGAAAGGAACTATTTCGAATGACGATCAGCAAACTTGATAGCGGCAACTACCTGGTCGATGTTCGCCCGCAAGGCAGAAACGGCAAACGCATTCGTAAGCGCTTTGCAACCAAGGGGGAGGCACAACAATTTGAGCGTTGGATTATCGCGACTCAAAACAACAAGGAATGGGTGGATAAGCCTTCCGATCGTCGGACACTAACCGAATTTATTGATCTATGGTGGCATTATAAAGGTCAGTCTCTCAAAACCGGCGCACAGGCCAAACTACACCTACTCAACATAGCCGATTCGTTTGGTAACCCACATGCATCAAAAGTAACTAAGGCGATGTTTTTAGAATATAGAGCTGCCCAGCTAAAACGCGGGCTTAAACCGGCAACTATCAATAAATATCAAAAGTTGCTGAGTGGAGTTTTCACCACTCTCATAAAAGCAGGCCAGCACAAAGGTGATAACCCTGTAAAGGGGATTGATTTGCTGAGTAAAAATCAATCTGAAATGATGTTCTTGTCACAAGCACAAATTCACTTGTTTTTAAATGAGCTCAGCGGGGATGATCTAAAAGCATCGCGATTGTGTATTGCCACCGGCGCACGTTGGAATGAGGCGGCATCGCTCAGCCGTTCCGCAGTGATAAAACATAAAGTGACATTTCTAAACACAAAAAATGGCAAAAATAGAACCGTGCCAATATCGCAATCACTCTATGATGAAATTACCGAAGGCGATGGGAAACGATTGTTTCCCAATGTCAATTACTCGAATGTCCGCCGCATCCTTAAAAAATTCATCCCCGACTTGCCGGACGGCCAAGCAACACACGTTATGCGGCATACCTTCGCTAGCCACTTCATCATGAGTGGCGGCAACATACTGACGCTTCAGAAAATATTGGGGCATTCTTCTATTGTGCAAACGATGGTTTACGCCCATTTAGCACCAGATTATCTCAATGATGCGGTGCGCCTAAACCCTCTGGAGAACAGCCCAATGTGATCCACATTTTGCCCAAAATAGCCGGATTCAACCGGACTTTAACGGATTCAAAGGATTGAAAAAATGAGGTAACGGCAGCATCAGGCCCGTGTTTTCGGGCTTTTTCTGTGTAAAGATAGGAACTCATGGTACTTTTGCTGCCTATCCAAAAGCAAGCGCACAACCGCGTTGTAAGCGCTTGGCAGGCGGTTTTTTTTATGTTTACCATGGTAACCCCATTAAGCACGACAGGAAGCGCCATTTTGCCT